TACTGCCTGAGTTCGGCTTGCGCCCTGTCCCTGGCTGCTTCCAGTGTTCCGAGACTCTCGTCGACTATGAGATACTCGTATATTCCATCCCCACCTTCCATTGCTTTTAAGGCGGCCTGGCTGTCCTCATCATCCTCAATTACGATTATGGGTATTTTATACTTGTATTTGATTTTGAGGACCTGTCCATCCGTAAGTGCGGCAAGATCCAAATTCTTAATTGTTTTTTCCGTGGCATTATAGACAAAATCCTTGCCGGCAGTATCAATATTGTCAATTCCGAGGGACTTCTCCACAGTGTCTACATAGACGCTAATCGGGGCGTGTGGTTCATAAGCAAAAGTGAATTCCATCTGTTCGCCGTCGGCCACTATTTCCTGCTCGAATAAATTTGAAAGGTAATACCCGCCCCGGACATATATCCTGTTCCTGAGTTGCGATTTGTCAATGCTTATCAGAAGATTTTTGAACCTGCCGCTTGCTACGGTCTCATTCAGTTCGTATGGGGCCGAATTTGTCTCGCTGGCAAAGAAATGGATGTCCATTTCATAATCCACATACCAGTCGAACCCAGAAAGCCTGGCCAATTCTCGCAGACAGTCCATTGGAGTTTTGTAATTGAAAGCGATATAGTATATTGTCGGACCATCCTGAACATTGAAAGTCGTAAATTCGGGGGCATAACTGGCGATAATGTCCTCAATTATGTACTTACAGGTCTTATCGGTATATGTTTCAACGACCCTTTTCTTATCCATCCGGCGGGAATAGTCGGCACACTGCACCGAATATTTGTAAGTCCCGGGGGAAATCTGCGACTGCGGGGCGCTCTGGATTTCGCCTGCGAATATCTTTACCGGTGGGTCACCATAATAGATGATGACCTCATCCCCTTCGTGCGGTCTATTCGTGCCATCCAAATCATCAAGAATGAATGAGCAAGTGTCGACTTGCGAAGTTATCGCATCAGTTATGCTTAGCGACTTGGCTCTTACTATTGCCGTCTTATCAATTCCTTTAATGAAGATGGTAATCTTTTTGAAGGTTGCCGGGTCACCACCTGCAAAAGGAATCCAGTTGTCGCCAAGTCGGATGTAAACCTGACCGTTCTGGGGATTTATCCATCCCTTGCCTGTGTCGTTGTCGACAGGTTTGCTTATTGAGAAGTCGAATAATCTTGGCACATCATCCTCCCGCGAAAGGTACCCAAGTCCCAAGTAGATAAATAAAAGCCTGATTGATTGATTCCTTAATCCAGATCCAACCGGGTCCGGGACTTTCTGGCTCTGCTTCTTGGATTACCACAGTATAATAGTATGTGGCCATCAGATGCTCCTCTGGGTTTTTACTTTGTCGTATATTTTCTTGCTTATCACATCGGCCAAGTGGTCGGCCTGCATATCGTCAAGTATGGTATTACCGGTCACAAGGACGCTTATGGTCGGTCCCGCCCCTATGCTCTCCCGGCCGCCGAACCTCTCTCCACCAAGGGCCTGGACCAGGACGGGCTTCCCAATGGGTCCCGGAACTATGCCAGGCATGTCGAAGGATGAGATAGCTTTTAATCCTGCAATCCCGGCTGCCGCCGCTCCAAGAACAATCCCTATTTGCCCGGCTGCCATCCCGAACGTGATGGTTGCGTTGAATATTGCCTTAGCAAGGGCCGCAATCTTTGCGGCTATAAGTTCTTGGATTTTTTCAAGGACAAATTGCTTTAATCGTTCCTTGAGTGCCTCTTTGAATGCTATTACTCCCGACTTCCATGTTAGCTTCTCAATATCAGCAACTTTCTGGATGCCCGACATTACTGCATCCGTCCATTTTTCGGACCCTTCCAACATCTTTGTCAGCTTGTCGCCTTCTATCTTAAGTATTGCCTTGGCATAGGCTTTGTAGGCTTTGGTATCTTTCGCATATCCCGTCTGAGCTGCCTCGAGTCGTATCTGCTGTTGGCTCAGGGTCAAATTAGTCATGCTGAAAATCTGTTCGATATCCTTTTCGGCCTTCTCGAGCTGCATTGCTTCGAGCTGCATATTAGTTAGCTGTTGAGTTTCTATAGTCTTGTCAGCCACTTCTTGAACATCGGCAATTTGCTGTTCTTTAGTTTCCCAGGATTTTGCCTTAATGGCTCCGGCTGCCTCCACAAACGCATCTTTAACAGTATTAGCAGCTCCTTTTGCCCTGTCCACCCATTCAGTAAGATATTCCTTCGCCTTAAAAGGATTCCTGATAATTTTGGCCAGTAAACCGAAAGTATCCCCAATAAGGGCAAAGTATTCCTTTACCGTTTCCCACAATGCCTTGATGTATTCACTAATCGCAAAGACTGCCTTTTTGGTCCATATTTGAATTCCACCCCAATCTTTTGACCAAGCGATCGCCAAAACTCCTAAAGCTGCTCCTATGCCCATGATGATCCACCCGACTGGCCCCATCGCTGCGCTAAAGGCCAACATTGCTCCTTTGACAACTGCAAATCCTATGGCCAGTTGTGGCAGAAATCCAATGAGCAATGCAATCGGCCCCAAAATTCCAGCGACGGCAACAGATATCAATAATGCTTTTGCGATAAGGCCCACCGTTTCTGGTTTTAGTTTCTGCAATCGCGCCGTGAAAGAATTTACCAATCCAACTATTTTTTTCATCGTTGGAATAAGTTTGTCGCCCAAATTAGCCTGTAGGTCACTTATTCTTGCAGTCATTATTTTGACCTGGTTTGCGTAACCGGTTGAGGTTCGATTGAAGTCACCAAGTGCGGCTTCGCTACCCATAACTATAAGATTATAGGCAGCCTGGGCTTTCATCGATGTCGTTATCTCGTCTTTGGATTCAGCCCATCCCTGATTCATCACTTCTTGCTCTACTCGGGTTGCGTTTAATACCACGCCGTACTTTTTCATGGTCTCGAAATTTCCGACAAGGGCCGATTGTATGTCAAGCATGACTTTCTCGGTGGGCATATTATTGAATGAACCTAAGTCAACAGATAATTTTACTATCTCATTTGATAATTTGCCTGCTGCTTCTTTCTGCATTCCCATAGGTACGAGGAGATCCTGTATCGAACCGAGAAAACGCCTTGCTTCTTCAGTCGATACTCCATAACTTTGCACAAGAGTCTGAGCCCATTCCTCTGCTAATTTCTGTTGCCCCTGAAATACGGTCCCGAACTTGGCTGTGGTTTCTTCCAATTTCGAGGCTCTTGCTGTAAGTTTGAGGATAGAAGCCCCGCCCGCTATGGCAAATCCTGTGATAGCAGCGCCGGCGATTTTGAAGCCTCTTGAGATGTTCTCGGTTCGCCTCTTGACTTCATCAAGCCGGCTCACTGCGGCATTTATGCCCTTAGCATCGAATGTTGATGCTATCCTGACGAATAAGGATCCTACCTCTGCCATCTATTTCCCCTTTGGTTTTATTATGGTTCTGCCCATGCCTATTGCTGAGAGGGTTTTCTCGGCCACTATTATCCTCTTTTTGCTCTCGTCTTCAGCTTCGTCCATAATCCCGAGGACCTTGTCCGGATCGATTCCCCGCATGGCGAGATGCATCCGCAAGTCCTCTATCCTGTGCCTCTCGACTTTCTCATAGACCATCCTGATCCACTTAGCCGTGTGGTCCAGCAGCTCCTCGATTTTGTAAGGCAAGGCAGAACTTATCCTGGTAAGGATGGTGAGGAGGTCTTCCTCTGCTGTTGTACTGCCTTCACCATCCTCTGCACGTTTTTTAGGATCTTCTCGATATCGTTCTTCTCGCAGACAGCCGCCAGGATCTCTGTTATTGTCTCGAGGATAAGGTTCTTCTTCAGGAATAGACCATCCTCCTCATCCAGCATTATGCCGATGATCTTTGCGACCTCATCCTCATTGAGAAAATCAAAAAAAATAAGAAGATCCTCCATGTTGGTTTCACCTGATTGGAGCTTCGTCAAATCCGCATCTCCAAGTCGCACTATTACCCTCACGACCTCCTTGATCAGCTGAATTGTCTGCCTTATCGAGAGCCCACCTATACTGTAGCTCTTTTCCCCTACGACAACCTTGATGTGTTCAGGTACCAGGTTGTCGAGGATTTCCTTCTTGGCCATAAACCCTCCTTGAATTTTACGCCACACTGAAGTTTTCTATCTTCATTGCTGCCATGTGGTTTCCAGCCGCATCTTTCAATCCGGTAGTAACGATAACCTGGAATATGTCGGCTGCAACCCAAACTACTGCCGGCGTAAAAGTTACCGTCTTCAGCGTTGAATTATAGACTATTGTGCCTTCTACAAGTACCGCAAGCGCTGGGTCTTTCGTATTGATAATCATAATGGTTGCATTGTCTTCATCGCCGTAGACGATTGAACTCTCGTCCATCTCATTGGCTTCCGTGATCGCCCATACTATAATATCGCTGGTACCTACTCCCACTGTTCCGTTATCAAGTGGGCCAGGTGCGGCCATTGCGATGGTCGGTGGAGTCGTATCGACGGGAGTGTCCTCAATCTGGCCATAGCGTTCATTGGCAGCCTTAGTAGTGTCTTCAAGTACATGGAATTCTACCTCGACGACAGTCTTGTCATCCTTCTTATAGGAATGGGCTGCTGCCCCTACTGAAACGCAGCTGTGAAGGGTTATCTTTCGCGTTCCTCCACCTGGGCCATCCCCATTGATGTAAAGTGTCCGCTTTGTAACGGTATCATCCCCTCCGAACTTGAATAGGGTAGTTCCCGTTACTGCCGATGCGGGATAGTCAAATGCTACTGCCAAGTTTGCCAGGGCAATCTCGGCCATCGCACATTTAACAACCATCATTTCTCTGATTTTCTTTTTGTCGACGACACCCAAGTACGGATCAGCCGTAACATCATAATATTCCCTTGTAATTTCAAAGGATACTCCGCCTTCCAGGGCGCCGATGTCCAGGGCAGCCCCCTCTGCCTGTCCATACGTCCCAACTTTCAGTGTTGCGTTCTTCGCAATCAAATTGTTTACATCTGCCATATTGCTTCCCTCCTTTATGCAATTTTCTTCTTATATGCGAACTCGTAAATCACGATCCGGACCCACTGCAATGTGTCCGGGTCCTGGAATTCCGAGCCGCCTGACCTTTTTCCCGAGTAAATAAAAAAACTGGTTGAAGATATCGATGTCGGCACGCCGCCTATTCTCAATTCGTCATTGATTTCCAGCAGGGTCTTGATCCTGTCGAGGACCTGGCCTGCATGCGAATAGCTGTCGTCGATAACTTGGATCTCGATGCTATCCCTGTCCAACAGGTCCGAGAACATCGTCATCACCGGGCTAACGGAATAAACTATGTAGGGAACATTCTCCTGCTGCTTCTGGGTTGCCCTGATCGGATACATCTTGTCATCCGATGTTGTGGCCAGAAGCAAAGTATCCAGGGCCGCATCACCCTTGAGATGGTCAATCACATCTTGCTCTATCAATTTTTTTCCTTTGGATAATAAGAATTGGGCCAATCAATGCTCTTGTCGCCTGGAACAATATCATCTATATCAATATTCATTGTCGCTGGCCCGACGAAATATCGCTTATCTTTACAAGCGCTGACTGCTTTTTCTTCTGAATCAAAAACGCCATTGAATTCCCACTCAAGATTATTTTCTGGGTTAATTTTCCCGACTATCCAAACTTTCATCTTGTCACTCCTTTGACTGCCCGTTCAATAAGATTGGCGATGGTCTTGAGATTTTTGGCCAGGGCTGGTCTGAGAAATGGTCTCTTTTCCATTTTGCTCGTCCCGAATTCGAGGAATAGGCCATAATTCTTAGTATCAGGCTCTGTGCCTCCTTCTACACCTACCAGGGCTTCCATATCCCCTCCAATCCCTTTTTTAACCTCAAACGTGATGCTTGCAGCGAGCTTGCCAAATTCACGCGCCGGTGGCTGTCCGGGGCCTGAAGGAGTATGAGGTTTCCCTGTGCCTCGCATTGATTTCTTGGTATCACCCTCGACGAGGATGGCGCTTCTTTTCAAAGCCTTTTCTATTTCCCGGGTTATTTCTCTATCTTTGTCTTTGAGCTTGGCAATTATCTCCTTATCACCGACGACTATGGCTTTCATTTCGAGGCTCATTCTACTTTCTCCAGTAATATTTCCAGGTGGCTATTGTAGGATTTTCCCGGGATCATCGATACCAGCAGGATTATGTATTTTTCCCCTTCAACATCTATCCTGTGATCCTTGGTAGTAATCCGCAGTCCATTTCTGGCCCGCATAAACAGAACATGGCTCGCCTTCTCATATATCGATTGGGCGCCTACAGTTCGTCCACCACCCTTCGGCTCGAACCTGCACTTGACTGCTGATGCCACGACGCCCCAGCTATCGACTTGCTCACCGGCAGCATCATTGGTGGGCGTGTTCTCCTCTATATCACATCGCTGATTGAGAAGGCTGTCAAACGACATCCACCTTCCTCCATAACTTCAAGCGTAATTTCAGGTCCGGGGGCAAAGCATCCTCCGAATAACTCACAGCATAGCCACCCATCTTTTCCGATTTCACACCGAACCTGTCCGGCTGATTATACCCGAGGTTGACCAGGGCGTTACAAATAGATTGGAGCTCTGATGGAATTGCTACAGCAAAATCATAGCCGGCATCATAAGTCACCTTGATGTTCTGGTAGCCCTTGATCCATTTGCCTGTACGGTAAATGTAGCCGCCTGCGTGGTAGATCTTATAATAAGTACTGTCCACCAAGTCATCGGCTACATTAGGATATGTCCAGTAGATAGTGGCCACGGTGATGATAGGAAAATTCCTGAGAAAAAGCATCATCGTCCCATTGCCGTCGTAGAGTTCGGCGGTATACGTAGTCTTTAGGAATCGGCGCTTACAATAGTCCTCCATGAAGTCCGTGGCCGCATTGATCAGGTCCTCAAGCAGCAGGTTGTCCGGGGCCATAAGGTCTTTTCTGTTAGCAAACAGCAGGCATGCTACCGCATCAGTCAAGGCCAGTTCAGAACTCGCCTGTGAGCCGTTGGCGA